AGTCGGGCCACATTGATACGATCCAGAGCACTGGCAGTACCATAAATGGTCTTGTTACCAAAGTTGGTAATGCCAACACCAGGAATAAACGTGATTGGATTGATACGGTTTGAGTATTCAATATCACGCAGGCCTTGATTGTTGCCAATGGTCACAAACTCTCCAGTTTGACTGTTGATGTAACCAATTGTGGCTGCATTATCAATCACGCCGCGACGTGTGCCAGCAGGTGCCAACCATGGATAGCTCACTTCGTCGCTGCGAATTATTGTGCGTACCATCATGTGACTAGGTGCTGTTACAACTGTGCTTCCGCCTAGATCTGTGGTCTGGCAGCTGGGATAGAACACAGCAGCATACGGTGTGCTGGTGGTCAGGCCGTCGCCGGCAAATGTTCCAAGTCCGCTGTTGTTTGTGGCCCAGGTCACCAGTTCAGTGCCAGTGGCACCCAGTCGCATGGGAGTGTCACCAACCACAAAGCAGGTGTTGTTGCGTTCATTGCTGAGAGCAGTCATGTTGATAATCAATTCTGGGTATGCAGTGCATGCCAAGAGATTGAATACTGCTTGTTCTTCACGAATTGTGATACTGGTATCAATTCCCGATTTGAGTGCTGCCACAACCAATGCACGTTGTGCCAGTCGACCCATGTTGGGTGCGCCATCTGCTCTGTTGCCTGATGCTGTGACCCAGCTGTTGGTAACCAGGAGATCCCAGTACGAAGTTTGTGTAGCAGGATTCTGGTTAAGATTGCTGCCTTGAATTGCCACATACAAAACTGCATTATACAATACCGCAGTGCCTGCTGCATAGGTAGTACTATTACTCCAGGTCGGATAGCTGAAATCAGCAGCGTTGAAATAATCAACCTGGAAGCTCTTGACATTGAATCCCGAACGACGTGTGTTGAACAACAACATGCCTGTGGGATACAGTGCAGAATCAGGTGCATCGACGTCTAGATAATTGCTGGTCAACAGGCTCACAATTGTGGGCAAGGTGCCTGTGATTGGATCCACAGTACCTGTGGTGCTCCAACGAGCATCTGCAAATAATACACCATTTTCAGTGGTTTGGTCAGTGTTGTCGATCAGAACCCATTGATCCACACCTTCAACATTTTGCCAACGTTTGATCACAGGGTAAATTTCAAGATTGCTAGTGTCGATCCAGAGATCACCATACACCAGCGCAGTGGCATCACTTTGTGTGGTAGGTGCTGTGGCAGAGATTTGTGGTCCAGCTGGATCAGTTAGAGAAAGATTGTCACCGCGGACATCATTGGTTTCGTTTCGATATCCAACCCATCCTGTTCCACTCTGAATCATGATATCAACTTGGCTAGTGGTAGAATAATACCAGTAACGGCCATCAGCTGGGTCTTGATCTGGAGCAACTGCGCTGGCAGTGTAATCCAGTGCTTCCCATGCACTAAGCAACAGAGTAACTTCGTCGTCTACAATAGCACTGCGGCAACCAGTAGTAGCCGTGGTAAAACCAGCGTTGCTCAAAGCAGTACCAGCACCCACATTGTCCAGCACAATTACACCACCAATACTTTGTGTGAACACAATGGCACCGGTTGAGTCTACTGCTGCACTAACCCCAGGAACGCCAGCAGAACTTACCGCAGTAATAAATGCCGCAGCAGTAGTTCCACTAATTGTAGCTGTCACAGCAGTAGTCAAGCTGGTTGAGTTTGCCACAGATGTTTGAATAGTAAATTGGTTACCATTTGTAAATGTAGGTGTGGATGTGCTACCTGTTATTACGGTGGCTCCTTGAGTCACACGCTCAAATACCTGCAGAGTATAAGTGTTGTTGTAAGGATATGCCACAACTCCGCTGTCTTCTGGGTCAACATTATATTGTGTATATGTTGTTCCAACAGGAATATTTTTGCCGCCACCTGTGGGATCTATTGTTGCATTGGCACTCCAGTCATTGGCATATACTGTGGCAGATTGTTGTACAAATGCACCTAGTGCAGTACTGTATTTTTTCACCACCATTGAGGTTCCAAGATTGCTGCTGGTAATTTTATTCCAGACGCTGCCTGTGGGTCTAGGTTGATCGTCTGTGGTTCTCCAACGTGGCACAGTGTAGTTGGCACTTTGCTGCAGAGTAGGAGCATAATTGGCTGCATTGGCAGTAATTCCCAGAGTGGTTAGCAAACCTGCTGTTGAACCAACTGAACTGACCACAATAATACCGTCGTCGGCTGTGGAATTGTCAGCTGTGGCGCTGGCATTGGCAAATAAACACAGTTTGTTGTCAATGACTGCTGAGTAAACACCAAGGATGTTGGCAGTATTGATAGCTGCACTAAGACCAGCAACATCATTGTTGGGAGAAACAGGAACAGCAACATTTGACCCATTGATCACAATAGTATCGCTAGCAGTTAAATCAGCTGTTACAGCATTGGCACCTGTCAGGGTTGGCCAGCTCAGTTTCCAATCATTGGATCCAACCAGAACCCAGGTATTGTACAAGTCTGACAATTCGGTAGCAGTAGTTTGAGTTGTAGTTGCTGCCCCATTTTTGTAGTATATAGGATTGGCAACGTTGGTTGCAACCACAGCGTAATTGCCAATGCTGCCGTAATCTTGCGAAGGAATTCCGCTGGTGAGATCTGCGGTGCTGGTAATAACCAAGGGCACTTGATTGCTAAATGCACCAGTGGTCAGGTTCCATTCAAATGTGCCCCAGATGGTGTTGGCAGTGTCTAACCAGAATGTGCCATCATTGGGTTCGCCTGTGGGACGAACCAGGCTGGCTGTGAGCTCAGAAAGATCAATGTCCACACGTTGAACATATGCACGATTGGTGATACCCAAGGCAGAGTAAGCAGCCAACAAACCATATTCGTTGAGCTCGTAACCATTGATTGGTGTGCCTGCTGTGGTTTTGTAGAAAAACGGATTGCCAAATGTAGCTGATAGATCACGTTGGCTAGTGACCAAATAAACTTTATTTGCGTTGGCAGCTAATGTGCCAGCTGCAACACCCACGCCAGAACCTGAAACTTTGTTTTGCGCTGTGGCGATCAACATGTAAGGTACTGAGTTTGTGGCTGCAGGAATGTAATTTGTTTCGTCAATTACAGTGACTTGAACTCCGGGTGATACTAGTGCCATTTTGGCTCCTTTAAAAACTTATGTAGATATTTATCGGATGATGACAAAACCAGTGGTGTTGCGTTGCCCTTTGCAAAGGTTTGCATGGTAAATACCAGTATGAGACCTGTGTGTGCTGCTTGTAACCAACGCTTGGTGGCGGTGAACTACACTCGCGACGATGTTGTACACTATCGAACCAAATGTGACCATTGTATTAGAAGAAATAAAAAAATAAAACCACCCGAGGCCCTGTGGAAGAAGGCGGGCTACAAGAAAAAAGCCACATGCGATAGATGTGGCTTTAGATCACGATACGCTGGTCAGTTGCTGGTGTGTCACATGGACGGAAACATGCGCAATGTGTCTTTGAACAATTTACGCACAGTTTGTTTGAACTGCATGGAGGAAGTAAAGCGGCTGGATATACCTTGGGTTCCCAATCAGCTTCAGGCTGATCGTTGAGTTACCAGCTGCTGCACCTGCTCATACAGGTGATCTAGTGTGGAATTATTGTCCAGCACAGCATCAAACTTGGTGCCTGCCCAGGCATATTCGCTGGCATGAATTTTACTACGTTCCAGTTTGCCTTTGCTGATGCTCCAGTTAGAGTTGCCGTCGGGTCCGTGATTTACGCTGACCGCTGCATCATACCAGGCAGGTTCGGGACCACGGGTCACACGCACCACAATGCCGCCGGCGTCCTTGATTGACTTGATTTCGTTGGGAAATCTACAATCACTGATCACAATATCGTCTGTTGAGTTACGCAGTTTGTTTTCCAGGCTGGCAATCCAGATATCATCGTGAAAGCCTTGTCTACAAACTTCTGTGCCCCAGTATTGCAGCACCCAACGTGGGGTTAGTTTGGGCATTTTCAAACGTTCTGCCCACCAGGGATCCACTTGTTCACGCCATTCACGGGCTTGTTTGGTACGGCCTTCTAGTAGTTCTCTGTTCCATCCAAACACATGGCTCACAGCGTCCTTGAGTGTGTTGGCAAAACTTTCTCTACGGAATTGATGTATGTTAACAAGATAGTCTGCAATGGTGTCTTTGCCACTTGAAATAAATCCCACAACTCCTATGATCATTTTAGTTCCTTTACGTTGAGATGTTTTAGCGTGGCTTGCAGCATGCCAATCTGTCTACGGCAATCTTCCAGTGAGTGGTGTGTTGTAGGCGGGATAGGCTGGTCAGGCCACAAACTAAACACTGTTCTTGAGTCTCTTACCTGAAAATATTTCCAGGGCAAAGGCTTGTTATAACTCTTGTAGGCATGCTCAAGAATGTTCATGTCATATGTGGGACCTTGACTCCAGATCAGTTTTGAGTGCCAGATCATTTTGGCTAATTCGTCTAGTGCCTGGTCCAGGGGAATACGGTCTTGTTCGTTGAACGCTTCTTCGCGGGCATGGTCGGGTTGAGTAGCCCACCAAGCAATTGTGCCGTCATCGATAGCACGATTTTCCTGACTTTCTAAAGTGACTCTAGCATAGTAATGTTTGTCGTACCAGCCCGTACCAAACGGATCAAACGTCTGAGCAGCAATAGTCAAAATAGTTGTGTCAGGTCCTGTTGCTAGGCCTTCAAGGTCAATCATAAGATGCATTTAATGATTGTAACAGAACTGCAATAGTTTGTCGAGTGGTGTTTAACCGATAACGAAGGTCAATGGTTGAGAAGCATCCACATACAGTTTGAGTTCTTCGATACACTTGTCCATTTGTGCCTGTGCTTCTGCCTTCATTGCTGCACCATTGAGAGTGCCGCCGCCTTGTGGTCCGGCAATACTTCCAAACTTTTCACGAGCTTCACCGATGATCATCTTGCTGGCCGCTACCATGTAGTCCTTGATCCATTGTTGGATCTGGAAGTCACCCAACAACTGAATTTCGGGCTTGAGATTGTAGGTCCACAACAGGACCACTTCGCCATAACCGGTTGGGCTGCGGATAAGTTGCAGTTTCTTGGTAACCGGATTCCAGGTGTAGTTTATAAAGCCGCCAAACATTCTAGCTGCCAATTCCACATACTGGGTATAGAAATCGTAGGTGGCCAAGCCGCCTGATTGGTTGAAGTTGATCAGATACACATTCATCTGTGCCTGACTAAACGGGTCAAAATTAGAACCTGTTGGGCCCGAAGCAATGCCAAAACTGCGTCGGAAAATCTGTCTAACACTCTGCACTTCTTGTGGCAAGGTATAGATGTTCTGCTGATTTACCAACTGCATAAAGCTGTAGCTTTCTTCGTAGGCATTGTTGGCCCGTTGGCGATAGGTGCCAACGGTTCTTTGATATGCTGCTTCTAGATGAGCAGGATCAAGTTCAAGGTCAATGATTTGATGGCCCAGTTGTAGGCGCACATACTCAAAGAGATTGGTTTTTAGCGTGATTAAATCAATAGATTGTTGTTCGACCATTAGGGGCTCCGTGCCCTATATTTAGTCTTTTACCACGCCTTCAGTATAACCAAGTTCTCAGTTCCACGTCCGTTAAACTGTGTTTCTGTAGTGGTTAGATCTTTGTAGATCTTTCTAGCAGCGGGCTTGCCAGCAGCCTGCATGGCCCGCACAATGTCAGCTGGTTTGCGCACAGTCTTCTGCACACTTTCTGCTGTGCTAAAGCCAATGATACTGTTGCTCTTGACAGTAAACGTGCCCACATGCG